GAAGACCCACAAGACGACAGGCGTCTCTGCTTTGAATGCAAGAGGTACGACGTCAAAAATGGGACATGTCCCAAAATTGTTGATCGCAAGGGTAAGCCACAAATACCAGCGAGATTTATTTTGCAAAGATGTGATTGGATACAACTGAAAGGAAAAAAATGAGACGCATAGGAATTGACCCCGGTATTAAAGGGGCTGTCGTGATGTTAGAAGACGACACGCCCATCGAGTGGGCTTTGATGCCCACCATGAAGATTGGATCGCATAACCGCGTAAATGCTGTTGCATTGTCGGCATTGCTTCGCGTGTACGGGCACAGCTACCGACAAGTCCACGCATATGTAGAGCTTGTGGGTGCTCGACCCGGTCAGGGCGTTACTAGCATGTACAGCTTTGGGCATTCGTGTGGTGTCATTGCAGGCGTGCTGGGTGCGTTTGAGATACCTGTGACCTACGTCACCCCACAGATGTGGAAGACACGCGCACACCTGACAAACAAAGACAAAGATGCGTCTCGCTCACTGGCCATACAGATGTGGCCACACTGGCGCGAGTTAGATAAGAAGGGTCAGGGCCAAGCCTTGGCGGATGCGGCATTAATTGCGAGGTACGGAATATGAGTCAAAAAGAAATTAACGACGCAGTAGATTACATCTACACCCACGGACAAAAGTACGCCCAAGCAAAGGCCGAACTGACGTACATGGAAGAGTACCGCAAGACACTCAAAGCCATACTCATGAAGCAAGCCCTTGCAGATGGCGCTAAATCAGCCGTGGTGGCTGAGATGGAAGCCTACGCAGACGCCAAGTACGTCAAGCACTTAGAGTCCCTCAGAACGGCTGTAGAGCAGTCTGAAGGGTATCGGTGGGGGTTGGTATCTGCGCAGGCCCGTGTAGACGTCTGGCGTTCGCTCGAGGCGTCCAATCGCACAATGGATAAGGCGGTGGCGTGAACAACACCATGACCGCGAAGGAGCGCGCATACGTAGGGCTTGTGAAACTCATGCCCTGCGCTGTGTGCGACGCCGAAGGCCCAAGCGATGCACACCACGTTAAACAGCACAGGCAATACACCGTGGTGGCCCTGTGTAAATCATGTCATCAGGGGAGCAAAATGGGCTGGCACGGAGAAAAACGTGCGTGGGCCATTGCAAAGATGGACGAAATCGATGCGTTGAACAAAACAATCAAGAACGTCATTGAGCACATCAAGCAAAATTGAAAACACAAGTATTCATGTATGGGTGGCGTATTAGGGTTTTCCTTAGAAAAATAGTCTGTTTAGGGTGTTTGAAACTCTAATTTCTTGTTATGATTCTCCTACCGCAACAAAGCGGGTTTAACTTAAAGGAAATCATCATGACAGTAGCCACCACCCTCAAGATCGTTGACCAACTCGGCCTGATCCAAGACCAGATCGACGCCTTGAATGAGCAAGCAGAGTCTTTAAAAGACCAGATCAAATTGTTAGGCGCAGGCACCTACGCTGGTACCATGTACGTGACCATTATTAAGGTGACCCCAGAAAAGAAAAGCACAGCATGGTCTGCTGTGGCCAAGGAGTTGAATGCTCCTGCTGAGTTGGTGACCAAGCACACCAAGATCACTTACAACATCATGTCGGCCACCACCGAACCCCTGTCCAACTAAACCCACGGGGCTTCGGCCCCATCACTTGGAGATCATCATGGAAGACAACAAAAGCGATTACGCACGCGGCTTGGGTGCAGGTTTGAAGTTGGCACTTGATGTCATCAATAGCACCGCCAACGCGCAGTTTGATACCGTGGCAGAGGTTGGAATGTACTTGTGGTGGCCTGAGCGTTACGCCCATTTTAAAAAACCAGCCAAAGAAAAGGAAACAGCATGAAACGCATGTACATCAAAGCGTACAACGCTTTAAAAAAGATGGGGGTACCTGTCTACGTCCGTGACGACATGGATGGACGGTTCCAGATCAGCGCTGAAGATCCAGAGTCTTATCGGTGGGCTGACTACTACGACGGTAACGTGCACAAAGATTGGATCTTTGGCGTAAACCCAAAAATAGATGAAACATTGCGCAAGTCTGGATTGTTTTGCGAGTGGATCAACCCCGGTGAACTTGGCGTATACGAGGCTTAATATGAAAAACGTAATCATCACAAAAAACATCAAGCTCGAGTTAACTGGCGAAGACTGGGACTTGTATTCCAGTGCAAAGAACCTTAGCAATTGCGCTAACTTTCTTAACTTAAACATTGCCACGGTGCTCAACACAACAGACGAGGCATCTGAGGCATACGACCTGTGCTATTCGTTCATGAAGCGCATGTCCCATGTGGGTGCCACCGACACTGAGCCAATGCATGTGCTCAACAAGATTCTTTCTAATTTTTATGGGGTTGAATATGTCTGATACATACTGGGACGACAAGGGTCGTTACAACGAGGAAATTAACGCCCTACAAGAGCTTATTCCGCGCTCTGGCTCCGTAGCCTACCCCCGTTCAAAAAACAAGCACCTAGAACGGTTTCGTAAGGCTATGAACGCTTACTATGACCTGTACAACAACGGGCTGTGGAACCGGGCTCGTGAGTTTGCCAACCTGTTCAAGTTTTACGGTTTGCGTGAAGTAATGCGTTACGGTGAATTGAGCGACGGCACCCGGCGTGCTATCGATATCACCATGGACGAGTACGTTTTACTGGCGTATAAAGAGCAAGTTGCACTTGGAAACATCAAAGCAAAGGAGGAAACCCATGCTTAACCAAACCACCAAAGTATTTCGGCGCACTGTAGAAAATCACCCGGTGATCGAAGGCCCGTTCCATAAACAGCCATCTGATTTTGCCATTTTGATGGCGATCATTGCAATTATTGCGTTTGTTGTTGTTGTGCTTGATGTATTTATCTGGAGGCCGTAATGAAAGAACCAAGTCAACTCGCACGGCTAATGCTTGGCCAAGAGCATGTGAAGTTCTTTACTCAACAGGAATTTGATGGTGCACTGGCCATTGCAAAGGCGGAGATTATGACGGTGGCCATTGAGACGACCAAGCGCGCCATCATGATCGAGCGTGAAGAGTGCGCCAAACTGGCAGATGAATGTGTAGACATAGAGAAGCTAGGCGACGCTATTCGTAACCGCATACCAACTCAGAGGCAGTGATGCAATCAGGATGGAGAAAGAAACAAATCATGGAACAAGCATTCCCCAACCCACACCGCACCGACATGACAGGCATGACCCTGCGGGACTACTTTGCGGCAAGGGCTTTGCAAAACTTTAGAGATCAAGTTGGTTCTCAATCTGACCAAGAATGGTTTGACCAAATTGCAGAAGGCGCATACCGACTAGCAGACGCAATGCTGAAAGCGAGGGGAGCATGAAACTCTCCGCACAAAACAAGTTTGAATTGGCTTTGCACGATGTGCCGATGTGCGCCGTATGCAACAAGCGTGTTGAGCGCATGGAATCCGAATATGATATCAACACATACCAAAAGCGGTTTCGTGTGTACTGCCACGGACAAACGGAGGAAGCGTTTCTCAGCGACATGGACATTTGGGACGCAGACAGTATTCGCATGGGTCAGGCGTTCATTGACAAGCTACCGCAACCACAACTGGAGATGAAGCGATGACCTACAACGCAGAGCAGATTACCTATATGTTGGCTGATGCCATAGACAAAGACCGAGAGTACAAGTCTTGGCATGTAAGCACCAAGCACCTGATGACCCTTGTTGAAATGGCTGTTGCTGATGAGCGTGAGGCGAATGCAAAGTTGGTAGACCACATGCTTAAAGAAGGTGGTGGCACATGGGGCGATGCAATCAGAGCAAGGGGACAAGCATGACTGAAAAAGAAGCAAAACTCAAATTTCAAATGGATGGGTATGTATGAATCAAAAACTTTCAACTGCAAACTTTGAGGCATGGTCGGCAAGCCCGTTGACTAAAGCCCTCAAGCGGTCACATCAAGATGAAGTTGACGCAATCGTCAAAGACGCTGACAGGGCGTTTGACTTGCTACGCCGAGCAGAAACAGAGATGCGTTATGCAGGCTGGACAAAGTACGAAAACGACAACAGCGCAAGAAACGGTGTGTACGAACAGATAAAACAATTTTTGGTAAAGGGACAAGCATGACACCTTTAATTCGTGAAACCATAAAAATGGCTTTTGATGGTGGCATAGACCCTACCGAACTTCAATGGTTTGACTTGTCGGGTTACGTTGACGATAGAAGCCATGCTGTAACTGAACCACTGATGAAGTACCGCCCACCGTTTGAAAAAAACATTGTGGTTTGGCGTGGCAAAACAAAAAGCCATGTTTCTTACGACATTATTATTATGGTTGTTGGCACTGACCCCGAAGAGGGCATTACTATTTCAACATGGAAAGGAGTAACAGGGCAGAAGCCTATCAGATTTCCGCTAATGGTTTATTTGATTGAAGGAGATATGTTGCGGTATGGCCCAGTAAATGACAGCGAAAAAATATCTAAAGAGATGGCAGAAACCTTGCTTGGGTTTTGTGGCAATTGGCTTGAGTCTTTGTCTCAATCAGTGCAATCACATAAGCCAGCAATCAAAACAACTTTTACCAATCAACGCAAAATTAAAGAAGGCAAGATGCCTGTTTACGATTGGACTACGGTGGTTGTTGAAGCCTCTAAACCTAAAAATGAACATCAAGGAGGTACGCACGCAAGCCCAAGGCAACATGACCGTAGAGGGCATTTACGAAGGCTAACAACAGGCAAGACTTGTTGGGTTAAAGCGCACAAAGTTGGCGATATAACCAAAGGCACAGTTTTTAAAGATTACAGCATAAGGGGACAAGCATGATTGAGAAACAAGAAACAGCCAGAGCATGGTGGCCCGGTAGTTCCCTCAAAGAGTACACCGATGCGTTGCAGGAATTGAGTGATAGATTAAAGAAGGAGAACACATGATTGATTTAACAAGCACACATGAAGGCGTAGAAGAAGAAGTAAGGTGTGCGGCACATTTGATTGCAGGTGTAATTGCAATGGCCGTCGAAGACCTATGCATGAAGCCTACGGAAGAGGAAACAAAAAACAATTGCAATTTGAACAACAACGCAATTAACTCGTTGAGATTCTTTTTTAGTTCAAAGTCAATATTTCCTTTGTACGCAAGCTTTATTGGAATAGACGCAAACAGCTTTCTAAGGGCAATGGAGAGGCGTAAATTTGAACTAAATGGCGTCAGGAAGTCGAAACAGGCCAAGACTCAGTACCTTAGCCAGAGGGACGTGAGCGCCCTCAAAACACGCATTTGCTGGTGGCAAAAAAGCCCTGTGCAAAGCAGGCAGTTGGAACTGCAACTCTAGGAGCATTACATGTTTGAAACAATTGCTTGGGTCGTGTTGCTAATGACTTTGGGTGGAATCATATTCATGGGCGTCATTGTGATCATGATCTTGCTGGACAACGATTATTAGGGCAAACACCTATAAAATACTCTAATTTTTTGTTATACTGATATCACTGCAAAGTCGCAGGTTTATTAAAGGAAATGAAAATGAAACTCGGATCACAAACTGGTAGCGTAATGAACCATCTCTACAGCCGCATGACGGTGGGAGAACCAGAATTGTTTGTAGGCATGGGCGTGACTTTCTTGTCGTGGACTGACCGTAGCCCCGGCACCATTGTTGAGGTCAACATGAAGAAGCGCTACATCGTGGCCACTGATGACACGTACAAGCGCACTGATGACAACGGCATGAGCGAGTCACAAGACTACGAGTACACCACCAACCCAGACGGTTACAAGCGTTACTTCCGCAAAGACAAAAATGGCCAATGGCGTGGCATGCGTTTCAATGAAAACGGACGCCTTGTCTACTCAGGTGTTGGCGGCTTGCGTGTTGGTGAGCGCAAGAAGTATCACGACTTTTCGTTTTAAATTGGCACCATCATTAAACACACAACAAAGGAAAACATCATGCAAGACTACACACTCACTGTCATCAGCAAAACTGGCCACAGCCACGACTACGTGGTGTACGCCGCCACCTTGGATGCCGCTATCGACAAAATGCTGGACAAGATCAGCTACGACGTGCGCGAGATCCACACCGACGACGAAATCATCATTTGCTGAGGAGACGCCCATGGTCACACAAGAACAATTCCAACACTGTGTGCCAACAGATCTGGGCTTCGGCCCAGTGACTGTGGCATATGATCGCATCGAGCCAGACCCTGAGCACAATCAGGGCGAATACTTCGACGTGTACATCTTCAATGGCGAAGAGAATCTGACCTACGAGTTAAACCGCTCTCAGTTCATGCGCGCACAAGAAGTTGCCGTCACCCACCACCGTCATTATTAGGATCATCATGGCCACAGCTAAAAAACCCGCGGCAAAGAAAGAAGAACAAACATTTGCTATGCCCGTAGAAGTAAAGGACTGGATCGACCAAGCCTCCAGCCGCATGAACCACATGCGCTCAGAGATCGATCGCCTCAAAGAAGAAAACAAGCAACTGCGCCGCTCACACAAACTCATGGAGCAACGCGTCATGGGCATGAGCCTTGAGTAATCTAGACAACTACACCCAGCTACAAAGCCTAATGATGGGCTATGACAACGCTGGGCTGTATTGGTGCAAGAGCATGAAGGCATGGGCACTGGTAGTCGAAGACAAAGAACACCAAGCATTGCTGGTACAGCCAGAGCTAGACAATCTCATAAACATGTTGTTAAACTTAGACCTGTAAGCGCTGTAAGTATGCGCGTTAAAGGACTGCAACATGACCGAAGACAAAAAGAAAGTTGGACGCCCAATGGGCAAACTCCATCAGGACGACGTGCGCAAAAAGATCCAAGTTAGTCTATTGATAAAAAAACTAGAAGATCATGCACTTAATGATGCAGATGACACAGAAATATCGTCGAGCAAGATGAGGGCAATACAGATACTGCTAAGCAAGTCATTACCTGACCTGAGTAGCATACAAATCAGTGGTGACGATACACAGCCACTGGTGGTAGAGAACAACGTCAATGTGTTTGGCGAGTTGCTCAAGAGCATTAAGTTACAGCGACAAGCGGAATGAGTGTCCTCGACGAGATCCTTGCTGACCCACAGATCAGTGAGGAGTTCGCTAACAGTCCGCTAATAGACCAGATCGTCATCAACTGGCAGTTACGCTGGCTCAGCAGTGAAGCACACAAGCACCAGATTGAGCCTGCAGGTGAATGGTGGAACATATGGCTCATGCTGGCTGGCCGTGGTGCCGGGAAGACCAGAGCGGCGGCTGAGACGCTGGCCATGTGGGCATGGGAGCAACCCAACACACGCTGGCTCGTTAGCGCGCCTACTAGCGGTGACGTGAAGGGCACCTGCTTTGAGGGCGACTCAGGGCTTCTCAACGTAATCCCCAAAGAACTGGTGGCCGACTACAACAAGGCACTGCACGAGATCAAGCTGATCAATGGCTCGTTCATCAAGGGTATCCCGGCGTCGGAGCCTGATCGCTTCCGCGGCCCACAGTTCCATGGCGGGTGGCTCGATGAGTTGGCCGCTTGGGACTACCTGCAAGAATCGTGGGACATGATTCAATTCGGCATCCGACTGGGTAAGCGCACTAAGCTCATATGCTCCACCACGCCCAAGCCAAAGGAAGTGGTGCTTAATCTGATCGAGCGTGAAGGCGACGATGTGGTGATCACACGCGCCAGCACGTATGACAACCTGAAAAACTTGGCGGTGAGCTTCCAGAAGCAGATCCTGCAGTACGAAGGCACCCGCTTGGGACGGCAAGAGATCCACGCAGAAATTCTGGACGGTGAGGAGTTCGGCATCGTCAAGCGTGACTGGTTCAGACTGTGGCCAGACGGCAAACCATTCCCACGCTTTGAGTACATCATCCAGAGCTACGATTGCGGCTACAAGGACGGCAAAGAGAACGACCCTACTGGATGTATCACCCTTGGTGCTTTCAAGCCCCTAGACGGCGGTATGTGCGTCATGGTGATCGATTGCTGGCAGGACAAGCTAACGTATCCAGACCTGCGGCCCAAGATCATTGAAGAGTACGAGGTGGTGTACGGCGAAGGCAAGGAAAAGAAACGCGTGGACTTACTGCTGGTGGAGGACAAAGCCGCGGGTATCTCGCTCATTCAGGACTTGGAGCGTGCTCACTTGCCAGTGTTCGGGTACAACCCCGGCAGGGCCGACAAGACCCAGAGACTTAGCATTGTTGCTAACATTATCAAAGCTGGAAGAGTGTGGGTGCCAGAGCACGGCAAGAAGCGCGGCTACGTGCGTGACTGGGCTGAGGGCATGGTGTCGCAGATCTGTTCGTTCCCTGAGACGGCGCATGACGAGTTCGTTGACTGCATCAGCCAAGGGCTCAGATACCTGCGCGACTATGGCTGGATCAGCATTGATATTCCACCGCGGGACGACTACGACGACGATGACATCTTCGATGCCGACGAGCACAACAAGAAGCGCAAAGGAAATCCATATGCGGCTTAGTTCCATACCGGGTATGGAACTAGCAGGTTGTGGACTTACCGCATTACCGAAGGCATAATCCATGCATACCACAATGAAAGAATAGCCGTGGAAACACCAACAGACATGGATATGATGCGCCTTTCGTTGATGAAGGGTGGTGGCGACGTCTCTAAGTATCGCGATCCCAAGACGACAAAGATTGAAGATTGGAAGTGGCGCAAGATGCAGGACGTCCGCAAGGACATGCCTATCATCGAGGTGCCCGACTACGTTCAGAAGAACTATGGCGAGTTCATGAACCAGCAATTGGCTCGAGCGCGAGAGGCGGGGCTGACACCACGAGACTTGCTGAAGGCATTCACCATCACACAATCTAGCATTGGACGCGGTGGGCTGTCCCATGCTACGGCCACCAAGACTGGCATGAAGCTACCCAACACGGGCGACGAGGTGAGGCCAGAAGGTGCCTTTGCTGAATGGCTGGGGTCACCCATGGGGCAGAACTATTTAAACGCGGCAGAGCGCGGTATGGTGCATCAGCCTGCACTTAATGACATACGACAGAAATTCGCGCCGTTTGGCAAGCACAATCAATTGACAGACCAGATGATCTATGCGGCTCAGAACATGCCTGCCATGTCGCGGAAATTGAACCAAGCGATTACCGGGTCGAAGGATGACTACCGCGATTTTGCGGAGAAGATGAAGGGTGTGGCCGGGGCAAAGTCTGGATTCATTGGATCGATGCTTGGCCGTGGCGATCTGCCGACGCTCGATGCGCGCCAATTAAATCTGCATTCATTGCCTGCAAATGTTGGCATTGGCTCTATCATGAATCGAGGCAAAGGTCAAGGGGCTCGTGAAGCCGTAGATCGATTAGCGTCAAGGCAGTCGGCCATGAATCTAAAGATAGACCCGGCCATGCAACCGCACTACCAACACTTGGCACACCATGCAGTATGGGATGCCTCGGGTAATAATCAAACAACGCACAATGACATTATTAAAGCCATGCGCGGATACGCTGAAGGAGGCGATGTGAATAATCCATTCGACTATGAGAACCCTGAGCACGTAACGTCGGTGGCTGGGCATGTTGCCAAGCACAAAGATTTCAACAAGATCCCTGACGTGCATAAGCACATGGGCGAGATGCTGTCAGCGGGTACCCATAAGTATTTGGAAGACTCACGAGTCCAGCAGGGCATGCGCAAGGCTGGCCACAACGCTTACTACGTGCGAGAGAAGACTGGCAAGAAAATGCACCCATTGACGCCCAATGTGATCAAGAAGGCGGTTGGCGGTGCTGTGCCATCAGTCAATGAAATGCGCGCTGAGTTGGCCACTAAGAATCCCACATCACTTTCAGATATGACAAAGATAGGGGCTAAAGAAGCGCCTAACATGGATATCAAAGAATATCTGCCGCCCAAGAATGATGGCAGTCCAATGCCAGTTGGCGGTGTTGACATGAGCCAATTACAGGAGGGGCATCAGTTGCTACCTCAGAGCTTGGTGCCTAAGCAACCACCAGAAGGCCAGCCACCGCAGGGCGCAGAGCAACAGGGCATGCCTTCCCCATTGGGTGGTGGAGCGCCTCCTCCACAAGCGCCAAGCAACATCTTACAGATGACGCCACAAGGGCAGGCTATGAACGCCATGACGCCACCCAAAGCGCCACCTAAGATGGCTGATGGTGGATCGGTTTCTTGGATGCCTGACAACAATGCCCCATTTGATATCAATGATGATAAATTGTTAAAAGATGGTGGGCAACCGCCTAAAGTTGACGTGCGCCCTACTGTGTTTGATGACAAGGCATCACGTCGTAACCCAAAGATTGAAGCCGCGGCTCGTGCCTTGATGGAAGGCGACATGAAGCAAAAGGCGTATGCCAAGGTTGTGGCCAAAGAAAAGCCTGTCAAGCCTTATGAGTTCATTCCCAAGCCTGCCACTGATAAAGACGCAATGCGCGCACTACATGAGCCGAAGAAAGCAAAATGGCGTGGTCATGAGTCATGGCCTGCTGGCCACCGCGTTGGTTTGAGGTTGGACATCCCGGCATATGAAGATCATGGTGTGTGGGTAAATTCTGTACATGATGAGTCAGGCGGCGAGAAAAAACTTGCAACGTCCTACGGCCCCGTCTCCTCAGTGCGCAATGCTGAGTTCCACGGCTCGCCACACAAAGCGGTTCGCGTGGCTACTGGCGAGCAGAACAAAGCGCCATTTGCCAAGATCATAGGTGATCTCGAGCACATGACTGAAGATCAGGCTGTCAAGCATTTTCAGAAGTATTTTAATCACCCTGATTATCGTCAGGTGGGCTACGACCCACGCCGTCATGGTGACTTCTATGACCGCGAGACGATGGAACCCATTACCCATGCTGAGCACGTTGTGCAGATTGGCCCGTTGGTGCTGGCCAAGAATCCCAAGTACGGCAAGCGTGAGGTGTATGCCAAGGGTGGATCTGCTAAGCCAGCAAAGCCTGCAAAGCCCTTGTACTACGGCCCATCGCCAACATTAAGTAAGGCGGACATTGAGGCGCATGCTGAGCGTATGGCGCGTCAAACTTCTGGACAAGAAAACCCAACGGGTAAGACACTGCAACAGATAGCGCGTGAAAAGGATTTGCAAGTTGGAATTGAAAGCTCAAAGAAGAATGAGACGCCAATCATTGATTACGGAAACCTGAAGGGTTCGTACTCGGTAGGCGTACCCGGTGACACAAGCCGCGGTGGCGTAATGCCCAGCAAGAATTCAAATATGGAATCACCTGAAGCAGGCGAGTATCTCAAATCAATTGGCTTTGAAACTTTGGAGCAACCTGTTGGTTTGTACGGTGGCAAAGACTATGGTGCCTATGGCCATCCTGCTGGCTGGGCAAGTGACTTGGGTGCCAGCCGAGGCATGTTTAACGTGGTGAAGCGTTTGGCTAAAGATAATCCTGAGATGGATGTCTATGGCCACTACCACAAGATGTCACCAGAGGCGTTGTATCACGCAGTGCATATGCTGGACTCAGTGTTAGCGCACCATCAGCCGCACAAGTTGCCTAAAGAGCAAATTGAGCAACTTAACCATTTAATGCGCAATGTAAAGTTGACCACCAACAAGAATGACAAGCCCTATCCTGACTTTCCCGGTTTTGAAAATCCGTCGGACATCAGATTGCAAGCGCCGTTTAATTCAGGCATGCGCAAGAAAATTATTAGCATGCTGGGCAAAGAGAAGTACATGGCTGGCGGTAAGCAAAAGCTAGATGACATCATCTATGCAATTAGCCATCCTGAGTTGCGCGACATTGAGACTGGTGCAGGCGGATCGTCAATCATTAAGTTTGATCCAAACCGTAGCTTGAAGGAAAGCATTTCCCCTCACCCGACGTATGGTCACGACATACCATCAAAATTAGTGGGACGTACTCGTTACACTACGCCTGCCGATATCTTGGCACCACGTTCAATGCACAATGCTAGACAAGAGATTGCGCGGATGGGCAAGAAAGTTGTTCCGTTCAACCAAGCAAAGATGAACATTATTCGTGAGCCAATCGATGAGCAATACATCAATCAGATGGGCGAATACGAGCTTGCAATGAAGAAGCGCTTGGGTTACAAAAAAGGCGGCAAAGTGAACCTATCCACAAATATGGATATCATGAACTTAGAATTAAGCCGCAAATCAAAGAAGGCTAAATGATGGATGAATTAGACCCACAGATTACTGAGAACGAAGACGGTAGCGCGGTTGTAGATCTGCCTGAGATGCAGACGGAAGAACAGCCAGACGGCAGTGCCATTGTTACTGTTGAGGATGATGGCCCAGAGGTCAATCCAGATTTCTACGCCAACATGGCAGAGTCGTATGACCCTATGGAATTGACGTCGATGTCGGGTCGTTATATCGATTTGCTAAAGAGCGATAAGGATGCACGCGAACAACGTGACAAGCAGTACGAAGAGGGCATCAAGCGCACTGGTATGGGCAACGACGCCCCCGGTGGTGCAACGTTTATGGGTGCCAGCAAAGTTGTGCACCCGGCCATGGCTGAGGGTTGTGTTGACTTTGCCGCTCGTGCAATTAAAGAAATGTTTCCACCTGATGGCCCTGTACGTACAAAAATCTTGGGCAAGATGGACGACGTTAAAGCTGATCGTGCTGAGCGCAAGCGTGACTACTTGAACTGGCAGATTACGGAGCAGATACAAGAGTTCCGTGATGAGCAAGAGCAGATGCTGACGCAATTGCCTTTGGGTGGATCGCAATACTTTAAGTTATGGTTTGACGAGCAGAAGAAGCGCCCATGCGTGGAGTTCTTGCCAATTGACAGAGTAATATTGCCCTTTGCGGCCAGTAATTTCTACACCGCAGAACGTGCCGCTGAGATGCACGAGATTACGCACTGGGAGTTTAATCGTCGGATTACCAGCGGCATGTACCGTGACGTTACGCTAGTCAAGGCAACGACGGAAGTCGAGCCAACCAAAGCGCAAAAAGCCAACGACAAGATTGAAGGCAAGAAGTACGAAGACAACAGCGATGGCCTGCGCAAGGTGTATCACATCTACGCGTTCTTAGAATTGGAAGAGGACGAGTACAGCAAGGGCGAGATGGCTCCGTACATCCTGATGATTGACGAGTTAGACAACGAGGTTGTTGGCCTGTATCGCAATTGGGAGGAAACAGACGACACGATGACCAAGTTAGATTGGATCGTGGAGTTTAAATTTATTCCGTGGCGTGGTGCATATGCAATTGGCCTCCCCCACTTAATTGGTGGACTCAGTGCGGCTTTGACGGGTGCTTTGCGTGCCTTGATGGATTCGGCTCACATTAACAACGCGGCCACGATGCTAAAGCTCAAAGGAGCAAAGATTAGTGGCCAGAGCCAGCAAGTGGAAGTGACGCAGATTGTGGAGATCGAGGGCGCACCCGGCGTTTCCGATATTCGCCAGATTGCCATGCCCATGCCGTTCAACCCACCCAGCGAGGTCTTATTTAAGCTCCTAGGCTGGCTTGATACCGCGGCTAAGGGGGTAGTGACCACCAGCGAAGAAAAGATCGCTGACGTGTCTGCACAGGCTCCTGTGGGCACCACGCAGGCTCTGATTGAACAAGGGGCCGCGGTGTTTAGCGCTATTCATGCGCGACTGCACGAAAGCCAAGCACGCGTTTTAAGAATTCTTTGCCGATTGAACCGTTGGCACTTTGACGATATGCGCAAGTCTGATGTGGTGGTTGACTTGGATATCAATCGCCAAGACTTTGCCAAGAACACGGACGTTGTGCCAGTGTCTGACCCGCACATCTTCTCTGAGACACAGCGCATGGCCCAGATGCAGGCTGTGATGCAGTTGGCGGAAAAGCACCCTGACCAGTTCAACATGGGCGCTGTGTTGTCTCGTTCACTCAAGCAGATGAAGGTGCCCAACATTAATGAATTGATGAAGGATGTGCCTGCGCCTGAACAACGCACCTCTGCTGATGAAAACGCGGCCATGCTGATTGGCCAGCCTGCCTATGCGTACATGCAACAAGATCACATTGCGCACATTCAGGATCACTTGCAATTTGGCTTAAACCCATTCTTGGGCCAGTCGCCATTTGCAGATCCAAGTTACCTCAACCATTTAATCGAGCACATCAAGCAACACATGACGTTGTGGTACTTGAACCGTTCTAATGGTTATGTGGCTCAAACCCGCGGTGGAAAACCTGTAGATAACTATGATGATCCAAGGCTGACGGCAACGATTGACCAGATGTATGCCACAGTTGGTGCCCATGTAAACTTGGATGTACAAGATACGTTCCAACAGTTTGCGCCTGCATTCCAGCAATTGATTCAGCAAGCTCAGAAGCGTCAACAACAAGCCAAGCAAACATTGCCGCCTGATGCACAAGTTGTCCACGATACGAGCATGGCAGAAACTCAGCGACGTGCGGCAAAAGACCAAGCGGATATCCAATACGATCAAGCCAAATTGCAGGCAGATATGCAAAAGCATGCGATGGATAACCAAACCAAGATCGATATTGAAAATTCAAAGTTGACTCACCAAACGATTCAACATGCGAATGATGTGGCGGCAACTCCACAGCAACCCCCTGCGCTACCACCCGCACCAAAGGCACCGCCTGCGATGTCAGCGCCACCACCACCACCCGAGCCAATGCCTCGACCCCAAGGAGTATGAAATGTCTACCAGTGAATACGAACAAAGAACCATCAACGTGCCACAACACAAGCGTATCGCCATGGGCGAAAAACTTGATGGCACCGCAATGCAACCCAAAGGCGGAAGTAGCAATTCCAAGAAACCTGTTGGCGGTTTGTCACAAGCAAAGAAAAAATGATTGGAGCAATATTGCACGTAATCAGGTTGCGACAAGGAGAGATCGCCTTATCTCTTGCTAATGGCAACGCAAATACGTGGGAAGCGTACCAACGCATGGTTGGTGAAAATCAAGGAATTCAATATGTCCTTGACTCCATTAACAGAATGTTAGACGAAGAAAAGAATCAAGAATAAGTCCCCCTAAAGGACTGAGGCCGCGCTGAAAAGCGCTTAAATGTTGCACCTGAAATATGGTGTGTTTTAGGAGTTAGTATGAGTGAAAGAGAAAAGATCCCAACGATCGGGGGAAGCGCGCAAGCGTCTGACCCTAAAGAGTTGGCATGGGCGTTCCCTGATGTAAATCCGGGGCAGGCACCTCTTGGAGGGCGCGTAATAGTTCAATTACGTCGCATCAAAAAGAAGGCTGGAATGATCATCATCGTGGATGAAACCAAAGAAAACGAAAAGTGGAACAACATGATCGGTAGGGTCGTGGCACTTGGGCCTTTGGCGTACAAGAACCGTGAAACCATGGAGTCTTGGCCAGAGGGAACTTGGGCACAGGTTGGAGATTTTGTTCGCGTACCTCGATGGGGCGGCGATCGTTGGGAGCGCAATGTTCCAAGCGAAGAATCTAACGAAGACCAAGTGCTATTCATGACGATTAATGATCACGAAGTGATAGCAAAAATCACTGACGATCCTTTGTCGTTTAAAGCCTATGTTTAAGGGATAAAAAATGAGCACAGATACCAAAGAAAAGATTGAATTAATGGTGCAAGAGGAAAAAGACGGTTCCGCAGTCGTTGATTTACCAGAAAGCATGATTGATGACGATCACGAGCAAAAAGATGATTTTGCCCCGGCAAAAGCAGACAATGAAGGCTTAGATCGTGAGGATTTAGACCATCCAGACGACGATCAAGAGCTTAGAGAGGCCAAACGCAACCGTCGCAAGGCCAAAAGACAAGCTTTTAGGGCTGAAAACAAGGAAAAAGACGTCCGTTTGCAAGTGTTACAGCGCGAAAACGAAGAATTTAAGCGCCGCTTGTCAAATGTTGAGCGTGAAACCAAGCAAGGTCAGATCTCGCGCATAGACAAGAACATTGAGGACAGCCAAGTACGCTTGGAATACGCCAAGATGAAGCTTAAAGAGGCCGCGGATAACAGTGACGGCGAAGCAATGGTTGAAGCCCAGACGTTATGGCGTCAGGCTGAAGATCAAATCAACAAATTGCAGGGAATGAAGCACCGCGCATCGCAAGAAGCGCAAGCACCTGCTCATCAAGAGATGCCTAATCCAACCGTTCAGCGTAATGCGGCAGATTGGATGAAGCGCAATTCTTGGTATAACCCAGACGCAAGTGACAGTGATAGCAAAGTTGCAAAGAAGGTGGACGAACTGTTAGTTACAGAGGGATGGAATCCTTCTGATCCCGATTATTGGGATGAACTTGACAGCCGCTTGCAAAAATCATTGCCACACCGTTACAATCAAACATCGAACGGCGATTTTGCTGTTAGAAAACCGAGGAACGTTGTGGGAAGTTCAGGTCGTGAAGCTTCGGCGGCATACGGAGGACGTAACAGTTCTCAATTCATTCTTTCTCCTGAAAGGGTTAAGGCAATGAAGGAAGTAGGCGCATGGGATAACCCAGACCGCAAGAAGCGAATGATTGACGAATTCAGAAAATATGATCGTCAGAACCAAACCCGTAACTAATACTTGGAGCAACTAACATGGATTCACGTTTAAAAAAATCTCTCAAAGCTGGTGGACGCGATGATCGCGCAAGTGAGGACGCAACCCGTTCAGCCCCAGAGACAAAGTTCATTTCTACGCAAGAACGTCGCAAGATGTGGGACGAGGAATGGACGCAATCAGCATTGCCGAAACTGCCCAATTTAGATGGGTGGCACCTTTGCTGGCTTTCGACAACCAATAGCTACGATTCAATCGATAAGCGGATACGCAATGGGTACGTTCCAGTTAAATCTGAAGAGTTACCGGGCTATGAAGACTATCGAGTCAAATCTGGAGAGCATATTGGGCATATTTCCTGCAACGAAATGTTGCTATTTAAATTGCCAATGGATATTTATCAGGATCTCATGTTGTATCACCACCATGATAAACCTCGTGAGGAAAGCGACAAAGTTCGCGTTCAGATCGAAAATCTTCAAGGGCAAAGAGATAGCAATGGCAAGTCGCTAGTAAATGTTGAAGGCGAAGGTATTGGCTCTTTTGATCAGCAACCAAGCAAAGTCCCAGTTTTTTCTGGGTAATCTTTAACTAAGGAGTTTTCATGAGTTCATCCTCTGCTCCGTTTGGCTTGCGTCCTGCGTTCCATCCCTCTGGTCTGGATCGCGCACAGGCGCTTGCTAACGGTATCACGTCAGGTTTGGCCGTCAATATTTTGAAGGGTCAGCCTGTTACATACGCAACCGCCGCCACAGTCGGTTCTACTGGTGCCGCCAACGGCACTATCATCCCCGCGGGTACCCCCGGTAACAGCGCCGCATCTTCTGGCTATCAAGTCGCAGGTGCATTTGCTGGTACTGAGTGGACTGATACCACGGGTCGTCGTCGCATATCCAATTATTGGCCAACTGGTACCGCATTCCAAACGGGTTCCTGCATCGCTTATTTCTACAACGACCAAAACATCGTTTATGAAATTCAAGGTGATGGTACTTTGGCTCAAACCTCAATTGGTAACGAGTACAACTTCAGCAACATTACCGCTGGTTCCACAACCACTGGTTTGTCGCAAGCAACTTTGGCTGTTGCATCCGCTCAAACGAACGGTGCTCAAGGTCAAATGCGCGTTGTTGATATTGCACCATACGTGGACAACAACTGGGGTGATGCATACGTGATTGTTCGCGTAACATTGCCATATGTGCAATTTGTTGCGGCAACTACTGCTGTCGTTTAAGGAGTAAATTACTATGGCCGCACCAATGCGAAGTACGGACTTCCGTTCCATCGTTGAGCCAATTCTCAACGAGTGTTTTGACGGAGTCTATGACCAAAGAGCCGACGAGTGGAGCCGTGTGTTCCGCGAAGAAGACGGCATTCCCCGTAACTATCACGAAGAGCCCGTCCTTTATGGATTTGGAGCCGCGCCCCAATTGCCCGATGGCACCCCGGTGACCTATCAGCAAGGTGGCGTACTCTTCTTGCAACGCTATGTGTACCGAGTGTATGGCTTGGCCTTCGCTTTGACCAAAGTGCTTGTTGAAGACGGTGACCATATTCGTATCGGTCAAGTTTATGCGCGCCATTTGGCACAGTCTTTGGTGGAAACCAAAGAACTGTTGTCGGCTAACGTGCTGAACACTGCGTTTAACTCTAGCTTCCCCGGTGGCGATGGCGTTTCTTTGGTCAACACTGCTCACCCAATTGTGAATGGTACGTTTAGCAACCAGTTGGCAACTGCCGCTAACTTGTCGCAGACTTCACTAGAGCAAATGCTGATTCAAGTCCGTCAAGCAGTTGACAACAACGGTAAGAAAATTCGTTTGGTTCCACGTCAATTGATTGTGGCACCCGGCAATATTTTCCAAGCCGAAGTGTTGTTAAAGAGCGTTTTGCGTACTGGTAATGCAAACAACGACATCAACCCCGTCAAGTCAATTGGCTTGTTGGACGAAGGTGCCGCTGTTATCAGTCGCTTGACCTCATCTACTGCATTTTGGGTGCAGACTGACGCCCCAGAAGGGTTGAAATTGTTGATGCGTCGTCGTCTTGAGAAAACCATGGAAGGTGACTTTGAAACCGACTCCATGCGTTACAAGGCTACGGAGCGTTATACAGTTGGCTTCACTGACCCGCGTGCTGTTTACGGCACTGCTGGCGTCTAAAGCAAACAGGGCTGGTCTAAAAAGCCAGCCCTTTTTTTTAACTGATCAAGCTTTTCAAGGAGAAGATCAAATGCCTCAATTTTCCGACGACCTATTTTTAGGTACTGCTATTACGACTCAGGGTACAGATCAATACCCTGCTGTTGCAACTTTTACTGGTTCAATTGCTTCCACTACATTGACCGTTACCGAGATGCTTTCGGGTGACCCAATTACTGTGGGTATGTTTATTGACAGTTCAACTTCACTCACCAACGGAACCTACATTACCGCTTTGGGTACGGGTTCTGGCGGTATTGGCACTTACACCGTAAGCGCCTCACAAACTGTAGCAAGCTCCACCATCGTTGGTTCTGGTAATGCTTTTTTGCAAAACCCATCTCCAATGAGCGTAGGCGTTGGCCCATTAGGGCGCGTTTATATTTGGGACGCTGTACCACAAGCAAAAGTGACAACCAACATTGTTGCCGCTGTTATCACAACTGCTACCACGCTCACGCTTGCCGCAGGTGCTGGTGTTACATCAACAACCATTACTGGTGGTGGTACAGGTCTGCAACTTGACTGTCCTCGTGCTGTATCTACAACTACAGGCGCTGGCTCTCCAACTACTGTCAACATTACCGTCTCTGGCTATGACTACTACGGTCAGGCCATGAGCGAAGTAATTGCAACAGGAGCAGTAGCATCAACAACCGTCAATGGTAAAAAAGCTTTTTACCAAATTGCCAGTGTTACCGCCTCTGGCGCAAGCGTGGTAACCGTTGCGGTGGGTACAACCGACATCTTGGGTGCGCCACTGCGCATCACTGATGCTGGATACATCACTCGCGCTGGTTGGAATAACACTCTAGCAGAAGATGCTGGTACTTTTGCCGCCGCCGCCACTTTGACAGCCACCACAACCACGGGCGATGTGAGGGGTACTTATTTGCCCTCATCGGCTTGTGACGGCATCAAGCGCCTCGTGATGGGGATAGCCCTGCCAGCAATTGCGGCAGGCCCGAATGCAACCCGTGCTGGCGCTCTTGGCGTCACACAAGCATAAGGAGAACAACATGGGCCAATTCAAACCAATGGTCAAAATGATGACCACGGAGCCTTCAGTAATTCTGAAGCTTAAAAAGGGCGGCAAAGTTGAGAAAAAAGCAGACGGCGGTTACATGCCTATGCAGTCCACTATGCCTGCTCAAGCACCAGCAATGGCAAGTGCCCCAATGGGCATGGCACCTAAGCGTCCGTCAATGATGGCTCGTCGTAAAGCGATGAGCCCCAAAATGATGAACCCTATGATGATGGCCAAAAAAGGTGGCAAAGCTGAGATGCATGACGACGCCGCTCAAGATCGCAAAATGATCAAGAAGGCTATGGCTGGTAAGAAGTTTGCTGATGGCGGCGGTGTTACTGCATCCATGGCAAAAACTACTGTCAAGGGTAATGCTGGCAAGTACGTAAACACTGACATGGAAACTGCTGAACACGGTTCTAAGTCAAAAGGCGGTACTGGCGGTGTCAAGATGGGTAATGCAGGTGGCTATGCCAACGGCGGCACTATCAAAGGCAACGCAGGCAAGTATTTAAATGGTGACATAGGAACCGCTGAACATGGTTCTAAAGCCAAAGGCGGCACTGGTGGCGTCAGGATGGGTAACGGCGCGGGTTTTAAAGATGGCGGAAACGTCAATTGGGAAAACCGCCCTGCTGATACGGCCAAACCCGGCGTGACCAACACCACCACTGGTGGCGTAAAAAAAGCCAACGGTGGCGGCTACAAGATGGGTGGTTCAACAAAAAAAGCCTACGCGACGGGGGGAACTGTTGATACAGGCAAACCCGTCGCGATGCCCAAAAAGCCAGTTTCGTCTCCTGTAAGCACTAATCGTGTTTCTGGTACTTTTAAGGATGGCGGAGAAGTTTCAAAAAAGGCTAAGGGTGGAACTAGCACTTGGGGGGGTTCCACTCCTTTGCGTTTATTGAAGACCCATACAGGCCCGAAGGGTCACGTTGCCAAAGTTTATAAAGACGTAGATTACGGTGAGCATCGAGTCAAATTTTTTGATCCAAAGGGTAAGCATTACAAAGATGCCGACTACCACACGGATGACAAAGGAGACGCGCATGACACCGCAAAGGGTCAATTAAACCGTTACCAAAATGGTGGCGAAGCAAAAAAGTATGAAAATGAATCTCGTGTTACCCCAACTGGCGATCCCAAAGTGATTACAGACAAAGCAAGCCGTGAGCTTGAAGAGGCGCTGAATCCTTTGAGTATGGCCAAAGAGGGTTATCAAAAGATGAAGGATTACTTTACTAGCAAGCCAGCACCAGCGGGTAGCGTTACAAAAACTGAAAAATCAGTTACTGTAGCGCCTAAACGGAGCGGCGGAAGAGCAATGTGCTGAACTGAGTAGGGGCTTCGGCCCCTGCTTTTAATTGGAGAAAAATATGGCTGATGCAGTTACGAGCCAAACGCTTATTGATGGTGAGCGCACGGTCATTATGAAATTTACAAACATCAGTGATGGCACTGGTGAAAGTGCGGTTTTGAAGGTAGACGTTTCTGCGTTAAACCCTAGCGCTTCTGGGCAAACTTGTACCAGAGTAACGGTTACCAAAATCTACATTGCCAACCACGGCATGGAAGTCAGAATGTTTTGGGATGCCACAACCGATGTGCCGTTCTTTCTGTCGTCGCCCGGTGCAACGCAAACGCTTGACATGAGCGCTTTTGGTGGTATCACCAACAACGGCGGAACTGGCGTTACTGGCGACATTGTGTTTAGCACGGCTGATGCTTCGTCTGGCGACACTTATTGGTGCATTTTGGAGATGACCAAAGGGTACAACTAATCATGACACACATCAAATCAAAAAAAGCCATGGGTGGACGTGCAATGTCCACAAATCCAATGGACTACGACAGTGATGTGGATTATTACAAAGCTATTGGCGACCCTCGTGGTAATGAGGACGATGATGGCGATGACACTGCTAGTCAAATGACTCGCACTCAACAACACAAAAGCAAAAAACTTGTAAATAAACTTACTGCTAATCGCAAAATGTTTGACATTGCAAAAGCCTCTGGAAAAACTGCAGAGTCTGAAAAGCAATTGGGCCGCTTGCAACGCCGCGGTGAGTCAAACCGACTGCGCAATTTTACTGAACATGCCGAAAAACGTGGCGCATCCGACAAGGCCGCAAGTCATCGCAAAGAGTGGTCAGAAAAAATTGGCAAAGGAAAAGTTGCGCCATTTAAAGCTGGCGGCAAAGTAAAGTCTAACTGGTAAAGGAAAAAAAATGACATCAATTGCAACACTTGGCGGAATGACGGATCCTAGTCCATCTGACACGCCTACAGTGCCAATGCCTAATCCCGGCGGCAAAGGTTTGGGTGGCGGTGGCGGTAGCGCGCAAGACGGACTTGGTCAAGTCAATTCTGGAGCTTCTACGATTGGTAATGCTATTGGACAAGCCCAAAGTGCTTTGGGTGGTGGTGGTGGTAGCTCACCACCAAACACGGCAATGTATAAAAAAGGTGGAGCGGCCAAGAAAAGTTACACCACTGGTGGGAAAATTAATCTTGGAGCTTGCGGTGTTTCTACAGCATCAAAGGGCAAAAAGAATTCTGATTGGTAAATATGATTAAGAAGGGCTTGTATGCAAACCTTAATGCAAAACGCGAAAGAATTGCTGAAGGCTCTGGCGAAAAGATGCGCCGAGTTGGTAGCAAAGGTGCGCCAACGGCTGAAGCCTTCCGAGAGTCAGCAAAAACCGCCAAATTAAAAGAAGGCGGCGTAAGTCTTGCAGTTGGCCGTGGTGAAAAACTTTCCGTAAAACAAGGCGCAGGACTTACAAAAAAAGGCAGAGAAAAGTACAATCGAGAAACAGGTTCTAACCTCAAGGCACCTCAACCTCAAGGCGGCGCACGTAAAGATTCTTTTTGTGCCCGAATGAGTGGAGTTGTGGAGCACGCTAAGGGCGATGCACCAAGGGCAAAAGCCTCTTTGAAGCGTTGGAACTGCTCTGGATGGTAAAGGAATAAAATGGCATACAGCGGCACCGTCGGTCAGACAGTTGTTACCGTTCAGCAGTTCATTGACCAAGGCGCTCGTCATTCGGGCAAGTTGGCTGAGGAACTGACGGTTGAACAAGTGCAGGCGTCTAAGCAGGCGCTGTTTTTCATTTTGTCTAACCTGATTAATCAAGGCATCAATTACTGGGCGATTGACAAAAAGGTTTACGGCCTCCAGCCTGACCAGTTTGAGTACCTGCTTCCTTTGGGTGGCAATGACGTTTTAAACGCTTTATACCGTTATATGACGCGTCCAACGCCTGCGGCAGGCGGGTCATACTTTTCTTCGTCTGGCGTAACTGGATTGGCGTTTGACAACAACGTATTGACGTCTACTGCACAGACAAGTCCAAATGGAAATATTGGCATAAATTTTGGCGATAACTATCCAGTCTATGCTGGCTCAATTGGTATCTTGCCTGCAACGTCTGGCAGTTTTCACATTTTGCTGGAATGGTCTTCGGATAACGTGACGTGGAATTTGCTTGAAAATACGGGCGTAACAACATGGGTAAGTGGCCAGTGGTTGTGGTACGACATTGACCCCGGCGTTACTGCGCAGTATTACCGCATGCGCGAGACTGGCGGCGGCACCCTCAACGTGTCCGAGTTCTACATTGGCAACAACTCGACAGAAGTCACTATGTCTCGCTTGAACCGCGACGACTACACCAATTTGCCAAACAAAAACTTTACAGCCAACCAGCCGTATCAGTATTGGTTTAATCGCACTTTGCCACAGTCTAAGATTGTGTTGTGGCCAACACCATCCGATCCATTTGTGCAAATGACCATTTGGTACTCGCGCCAAGTTATGGATGTGGGCGACTTAAATGGCGAACTGGAAATTCCCCAGTATTTTTACCAAGCAATACAAATGATGCTGAGCCATCAAATGAGTTTGTTGTTGCCCAGTGTGGACATGCCAAAAATCCAATATTTGGAGGCTCAAGCGGAAAAATACTTCCAAATGGCTGAGAGCGAAAACCGCGACAAATCACCCATTTATTACGCTCCGAATATTTCTGTTTATACGAGGTAATTTATGCCTCGTTTCCTTGATACAGTAGGTAACGCATCGGTAGCGATCTTTATATGCGATAGATGTCGCATGAAAAGAGCTATTGATGAGGCAATGCCAGATCCCAATTTTCCCGGTCTAAAAGTCTGCCAGCAAAACTGCGCCGATCAAATTGACCCATATCGCCTGCCAGCAAGAAAGACTGAAAAAATTTCTTTGCGCTTTCCGCGCCCTGATGTCAGCGTGGCAACTGATCCAAACGACATTGCCACGGGTGGATATGGTAGCTCCATACTCAGTACGGAACAAAACACCAACAATCCTGAAAACGATGGAAACATTGACATAATTGATCTACAACCGTAATGGCACAAGTAAAAATAACTGATTTACCCACGGCACTTGCTTTAACTGGCGGTGAATCGGTACCTATTGTCCAAAATGGAGTAACTGTTCAGACTACGACTGGCAATATTGCGGCACAACCAAACCTGCAATACACGTTTTTGACTGCCACACAACAGGCTGGGTTGCCAAATTCACGTTATTTGGCAGTTGGAAGTGGGCTCCAAACAGTTGATACTGGTGCTCAAGGCACCGTACAAATTAATTTAACTGGTGCGGCATCAAGTTTAAATGCATCTGGTGTTGGAATACAGGTCAAAACGGACGCAAACACGCTCACAGCGCGTCAAATTACGGTTGGTACAGGGTTAGGTGTTGCCAATGGTAATGGGGTGTCTGCAAACCCTCAAATAACGCTTGGTGCCTTCCTTACTAACTTTCAATCCATGTCGGGATCGACTGGCTTGGTTGGTGTAAATGCTGGGCTGGTCAGCGCTTTGTCAATTGCAAATGTGCCTAACCAAACGTCAATTGCAAACCCAGATGGAAGTACAGGTAACCCGACGGTGGGGTTGGCGAATAACCCCATCGTGCCGGGTAATGCCTCGATCACCATACCAAGCGGAACCATTGCACAGCGTGGCGTTGGCACCAACGGCTCCACGCGTTACAACACAGATTTAGCTCAGGTTGAAACATACATCAATGGCAATTGGGTAAGCCTTATTGGCGCTTCAGGCTATTCTGGAGTCTCTGGGTACTCAGGCTTTTCTGGTTATTCGGGTATCTCTGGGAACTCAGGCATTTCTGGTTATTCTGGAATTTCTGGTTATTCTGGAATTTCAGGGTATAGCGGAATTTCTGGTTACTCAGGAATTTCTGGTTATTCTGGTTCAGGAATATCAGGATATTCTGGGTCAGGGGTTTCTGGTTATTCTGGTTTTTCTGGAATCTCTGGATTTTCAGGCAATTCTGGGTATTCTGGTTTTTCAGGTATTTCTGGTTATAGCGGTTTCTCTGGAATATCAGGTTATTCAGGTATAAGCGGTTACTCTGGAATTTCTGGCTTCAGTGGAATTTCTGGATTTTCAGGAATTTCTGGGTATTCTGGCTTTTCTGGAATTAGCGGTTTTTCGGGGATATCGGGATATAGCGGGTCTGGTATCAGTGGTTATTCGGGGTTTTCAGGTATTTCAGGGTACTCTGGCTTTTCGGGAATCTCTGGATACTCTGGCATTAGTGGTTATTCAGGCATCTCTGGTTACTCAGGTTTTTCAGGAATATCAGGTTATTCAGGAATATCTGGCTACAGCGGAATATCAGGATACAGCGGTTTTTCTGGCATTTCTGGGTATAGCGGATTTTCAGGCATATCTGGGTATTCAGGGTTTTCTGGGATCAGTGGTTTTTCTGGAATTTCTGGTTACAGCGGAATTTCTGGCTATTCTGGTATTAGCGGGTTTTCTGGTATATCTGGTTATTCTGGTTTTTCAGGTATATCTGGTTTTTCAGGTTCTGGCGTAAGTGGATACAGTGGCTTTTCTGGTATTTCAGGATACTCAGGAATCTCAGGATTTTCAGGTATCTCAGGATACTCAGGTTTTTCGGGTATCAGCGGTTATTCAGGGATTTCAGGATACTCAGGATTTTCAGGGATCAGCGGTTATTCAGGGATTTCAGGATACTCAGGATTTTCAGGTATTTCTGGTTATTCGGGGTTCTCTGGCATATCAGGG